ATTTCTTTATGCTGTTTGTTCCTGTTATGGGTCTTTGGACATCTTCCATCGGTATTATTGGTCTTGCTCTCAACCTTCGTGCTTATGACTTTGTGTCACAAGAACTCAGAGCAGCAGAAGATCCAGAGTTTGAAACCTTCTATACCAAAAACATTCTCTTGAATGAAGGTCTCCGTAACTGGATGGCAAGCGTGGATCAACCCCATGAGAATTTTGTATTCCCTGAAGAAGTTCTTCCTAGAGGTAACGCACTGTGAACCCTTGGTTCGTTCTCATATACTTTATTTGTTTTGCCATTATTGCAGGTGCTGCTTTTGCAATGATGTGGTCTAACATTCAATCCATCAATATGGAAATGAATAAACCAAAACCACGTCATCCAGAGGCACCTGCTCCTGGTGATGAAGTAATGTATGTGGATTTGTCTAGGGAAAAACTAGAAAATCTATACAACTCTGACCCCGAATAGGGGTCTTTTTTATGGTAAATAGTAGTGTAGTCTAGGGCACACAACCCTTAGGTTTCCCATGTATCGGGAACCCCACCTGCAGCAAAAGTCGGACGAGTGTCGCGACCTCTGGATTTGGTGGCATGAATTATGGGAAAGAGATGAGAACAGTAGAGAAGCAAAAGATGCAAGACAAAAATGGTGTAACTGTGTTACAGAATTTGGTGATATGGTAAGTCAGGAAGTAAAGACAAACCCTAGGTATAAAGACATACGAAAGTAATATATACTGCAGTTGCATAAACTTAGATGAAGTTTATCTTCGCGTTTCTAGCTACACTTTTTCTTGCTGCTCCAGCATGGGCAGTGGACGTTCAAATGGGATCAGGTGGAAACTTGATTTTTGATCCCGCAGAGGTTACAATATCCGCAGGAGAATCAGTTCACTTTGTGAACAACATGCTTCCTCCACATAACGTTATCGTTGAAGATCATCCAGAACTCGATCACGAAGCACTCGCACTGCTTCCTGGTGAAGAGTTTGATGTTACATTCACTGAGGCAGGAGACTACACCTATTGGTGTGCTCCTCATAAAGGTGCTGGAATGATCGGAACGGTACACGTTGAATGAAGTACACGCACAATTACATGAAAATTTTTCTTGATACTGCTGACACCGAAGTCATTAATGAATATTTTAAAACAGGACTGGTAGATGGTGTCACTACCAATCCCACTTTGATCATGAAGAGTGGTAGAAATCCCATGGATGTCTATCAAGATATCAAAGATATCGGTGTTCGTGATATCAGCATGGAGGTTGTTGGTAGCGCAGCTCAGATGTATCATGAAGGACGTAGACTTTCTGATATGTTTGGTGATGTCTGTACTGTCAAACTTCCTATGACTAGGGAGGGTCTGACCGTCTGTAAAGAACTCTCTGATGAGAACATTAAGGTCAACGTCACACTCATCTTCTGTGCCGCTCAGGCAGTCCTAGCAGCGAAAGCAGGGGCAACATACGTTTCGCCGTTTGTAGGACGCTTAGACGACCAGTCAGTGGCAGGCCTGGAGGTTGTACGATCTATCTCTGAACTGTATCGTATCCATGGTGTTAGAACTCAGGTTCTGTCCGCATCTATTCGTAGTGTTCAACGTGCTATTAGGTCATGGTATAATGGTGCTCAGATCTGCACTATGCCACCTAAAGTGTTTGACCAAATGTATGACCACATCCTTACCGATAAAGGTCTTGAGATTTTCGATCAAGACTGGGCATCGGTAAAGAGTGATTGACGACGACACCCCTTACAAATTGGCCGAGATCATTCGTGATACTTGGCCCAATCTTTATTACTTGAAAAAACCTATGACATTTACAGTATATTCTAAGGATGGTTGCCCCTATTGCACCAAGGTTCAGCAGGTATTAGAGCTTGCAGAAATCAAGCATGTGATATATAAACTTAACAGGGACTACACCCGTGAAGAATTCTATGAGAAGTTTGGACAAGGTTCTACCTTTCCAAGAGTGCTCAAAGATGATACACTAATTGGTGGATGCACTGAAACTGTTAAGTATCTTAGGGAGCAAAAACTGGTCTAATGGAACAAAACCTCATCGACATCTATGATCTTATTGAACATGCTATTGATAATGCCTTTGAGGGACAAATGAATTTAAAATTTTATGATTACTTGAAAGAAAGTAAAATCAAAAAACATGAGATAGATACTTTCATTTCAAGCACCACCACAAATGAAATCGGTGATATCATTTCTGATCTTGACGAATACATTAAGGGTGGTAATGATAGTGAGCACAAACAGTTGCGTGAAGGTTACGGCCATATTCCCAAACCTCAAGCAAGAAAAATTAGAAACTACTTAGAAAGTTTCATAGATGATGCAGAGAGGTACAGTCATGACCGACGACCGGGAAGACGCAAAAAGCATTCTAAATAATGAGGATACCCACATAAATCGTGGGTTTGAGTTACTACTACGTAATAGGAGGAGGAAACCAGAACCGCCCAAAACTTTTCAGATAAAGTTCGGTAAAATGGTCGCTCTCTTCCGAAGAGAGATTGTATTCCATTTGAACTTCTATCTGGATATCAGAAAGAAATAGTCTCTGGAGGACAGGAAGATGTTAGCAGTAACCCTCACCATAGGAACTTTAGTTTCCGTTATGATGTTTTTTGTAGGAGGTGTGGTAGGATGGTTGGCAAAAGACCATGTTTATCAAACCCAACCCGTTTACACACATCCAGAGATGTTTGATGAAAACGGAAATATTTTACCAGACGAAATTTTAGCAGTACGATTTGAAAATGGCTATGACGAATTCGACGAAGAAGACGACAACTAGAAAGAGAACCGTAAAGGTTAAGGCAGAAGCCCCTAAACTTCCACCTAATCCTTTTGTGCATGAGATCCTTGAACTTGCAAGCAAGCAAAGGTCTAGAGCAAAGAAGGTAGAGATTCTTCAAGAGTATGCTAACCCTGCTCTGAAGAGTCTCTTTATCTGGAACTTTGATGACACGGTGATCTCTGTTGTTCCTGAGGGTGAAGTTCCTTACAAAGAGAACGAAGTCCCTGTTGGAACTGATCACACTTCTTTGCGTCGTGAGTACAAGCACCTCTACAATTTTGTGAGAGGTGGTAACGATGGTATCTCATCTCTCCGTAGAGAGACCATGTTTATTCAGATGCTTGAGGGTCTTCATCCAGAGGAGGCAAAGATTCTTTGCTTGGTTAAAGATAAACTTTTGCAAACTAAATATAAGATATCTTACGACATCGTTAAGGATGCATATCCCGACATCAAGTGGGGTGGTCGTTCATGACAGTAAGCGTAGAAACCAAGGAGGAAGAAATGGGTAGTCTTCCAATTAAACCGGAAGATCCTTCGTCATATGGTTGTCAAATTCTTCAGGAAAAAACAACTCTTGAAGCTGCAAATGATAAGTCACTCCCTAATGATGCCAGACTGATTTGGTATATTGTCGATGGAGTAGAGTATGTTGACCTTACTCGATGTAAGAAAACATCTCAACTTTTTGACATGTACTATGATCGATATGGTAAGGGTGCGGTCCAAAGAATTGACTTTGGATATGGAACGATGAATCCAAAACTTTGGGGGAACAAACCAAAAGAACAAAAGAAAAGAAAATGAAACCTAGTGACGAAGACCTTAAAAAGGCAGTTGATATTTTGATCCGTCAAGAAATTCAAGACAACATCAATGACTATGTTGACTCACAAGATGAAACTCAAAAGGGTGGTCTTGGATTTATTGAAGAAGATGAACTAAAGGTGAGTGTCTCTCAAAAGGAGATTGAAAAAATTATTAAACAATATAAGAAGTTGAAGAAAGCTGAAAGATCCAACCTGTCTCATATCAAAAAGTTAGGAGACGGTTGACATCTTTGGTAAATAGAACTATGATCGTTAGCATGTATTATTATCATCATGTATAAACCATACTCACCAGAGTGGCACAGGTATAGATACCTGAAAGAAGCCATTGACAAATACCTGGATGACTACGTTGATAATGACGTAATTCGTGATGACATTCTGAGTATTCTTGGTGACAGATCTGAAGCAGCATATGCTGAGTTCAATAAAACTTCAGAATTAGAATCTAAACTCCGAAAGAACTAACATGCTCTCCACCCAATACAGACTCAGACTTGAGTCCATTTGTAGATGTATTGCGAACAA